GAGAATTCTAATTTTTTACAAGTTCCAGATGCTGTAGTTGGTGTAGAAAAGGTATTTAAATTTGATACTAGCACCATATCAGGTGGAATGTTTAGTATTAAATATCAGTTATTTTTAAATGATCTGTATCAGTTTAATTCAGTTAACTTGTTACAATATTCAATGACTAAAACGTATTTGGAGGATATTGATTTTTTATTAACTACAGATAAACAAATAAGATTTAATCAGAGACAAGATAGATTATATTTGGATATTGATTGGGGTGAAGAAGAAGCTGGTAATTATATTATTCTTGATTGTTATAGAGCATTAGATCCAGTTTCTTTTACTGGTGTTTTTAATGATCCTTTTTTAAAAAAATATATGACTGCTCTTATTAAAAGACAGTGGGGACAAAATTTAATTAAGTTCCAAGGAGTTAAACTTCCTGGTGGAATTGAATTAAATGGTAGACAGATTTATGATGATGCTGAAAGAGATATAGAGGCAATAGTTTCTAAGATGTCATCTGAATATGAAACACCACCTCTTGATTTGATAGGTTAATAAGAAATGACTTTAAATCCATTTTTTTTACAGGGATCTGAAAATGAACAATTTCTAATTCAAGATCTGATCAATGAACAATTGCAGACCTATGGAGTAGAAGTATATTATCTTCCTAGAAAAGTATTTAAAACTGATGATATTATTAGAGAAGTTCAATCATCTAAGTTTGATGACTCCTTTTTAATTGAAGCATATTTGAATAATTATGAAGGATATGCACCTGGTGCAGATTTAATGACTAAGTTTGGTTTAAGATTAACTAATGAGGTTAGTCTTACTTTATCTAGAGAAAGATTTGAAGATTTTATTGCTCCAATATTAGAAGGTATGGCTACTGGTATTGCAGAAGGATATATTACAGATTATACATTTGAAGATTTGGTTACAAGACCTAAAGAAGGAGATTTAATATATTTCCCTCTTGGAGAAAGATTATTTGAAATTAAAAGGGTTGAATCAGAGAAACCATTTTACCAATTAAACCGTAATTATGTTTATGAATTAAGTTGTGAACTTTATGAATATGAGAATGAACTTATTGATACCACTATTAATGAAATTGATAGTGCAATGGAAGACGAAGGATATACAACAACAGTTACATTAGCTGGATCTGCCACCACTGCTACTGCTACAGGAACAGTCGGATCAACTGGAATGATTGGAAGTATTGTTCTAACAAATGATGGTGCTGGATATGTTGCTGCACCTTTAGTTGAAATATCTCCACCAGCATCTGGAACTCAAGCAACTGCTGTTGCAATTACAACTTCTGTTGGTGCTGTTAAATCACTGAAAGAAATAAGGATGATTAATGGAGGTCAAGGTTATAGTCTTTCAGATCCACCATTAATTATTTTGACAGGTGGAGGAGGTGCAGGTGCTGCTGTTACCTTTAATATTGTTGATGCTGGTATTAGCACAGTTACTGTGACTCAAGCAGGTAAAGGATATGCTAGTGCACCGACAATTACATTTAGTGATCCTCCTGTGGGTACTGGTCATACAGCTGCTACTGCAGTACCAGTTATAGAAAATGGTGCTATAACTCAAATACAGTTTACCAACACTGGTATTGGTTATACTGTTGCACCTACAATTACATTCTCTGGTATAAGTACCACTGGAGTTGGAACTTATATTTACAATGAAATTGTAACTGGTCAACTTTCTGGAACTGAGGCACGAGTTAGAGACTTCAATAATAAAACACTTGCTACTACACTTAAGGTTTCTATTAATAGCGGATCCTTTAGTCCTGGTGAAGAAATTGTTGGAGGTATCAGTTCGGCTAGATATGTATGTCTCTCCTATAGTACAGATAGTGTTGATGACACTTATGATTCTAATGCTGAGATAGAAACTGTTGCAGATAACTTACTTGACTTCAGTGAAGGCAATCCATTTGGAGATTATTAATGTTAGGAACTTATTATTATCACGAAATTCTAAGAAAAACCATTATTGGTTTTGGTACTCTGTTTAATCAAATTTTTATTAAACATGAGAAGAAAGATGATACGACTCTTGATACAACAAAGGTAGGTCTTGCTTATGGACCACAACAAAAGTTCTTTGCAAAGATTAGGGAGCAAGCAAATCTAACAAAACCTGTTGCAATAACTTTACCAAGAATGTCATTTGAAATGACTTCTATTCAATATGATCCAACTAGAAAGTCGGGAATAACACAAACATTTAAGGCATCTGACGGTACAAATTTAAAGAAAGTCTTTATGCCTGTTCCATATAATATTGGATTTGAGTTAAGTATATTTTCAAAATTGAATGATGATGCACTTCAAATTATTGAACAGATATTACCATTTTTTCAACCATCATTTAATATAACAATTAATTTAGTAAGTTCTATTGGAGAGAAGAGAGATGTTCCAATAGTATTAGATAATATTTCATTTAGAGATGAATATGAAGGAGATTTCTCTACAAGAACCGCATTAATTTATACATTACAATTTACTGCAAAAACATATCTATTCGGTCCTGTTGCTGATAGTAGTGATGGACTTATCAAGAAAGTTCAGGTTGATTATGCAACATCTCTACCACCAACTGGTAGAAGACAAATGCGTTATGTTGCTACTCCACAGGCACTTAAAGATTATGATACTGATGAAACTTCAATATTGAGAGAAAATCTTACCACTACTGAAACTAGAATTACAGTTGATACTACTTCTGGATTAGCTGCTAAGAATAGAATTGTAATTGATAGTGAAATTATGAGAATTGAAAGTATAGAAGATTCAACTACTATGATTGTTAAGAGAGGATTTGATAGTACAACTGCAGCAGAACATATTACTGAAACAAAAATTAATCTATTAACTACTGCAGATGATGCATTAATAGATCCTGATGATGATTTTGGATTTAATGAATTTATAACTGAGTTTGATGACGGTAAGGAATATAGTCCTACAAAACAATCTGATATTTAATGAATACCATGTCTAGTTATGATCCTATAGATGAAGCATTAAACACTACTAGTGCTATTGAAGTTAGTACTACACCAGAGGGTGGTGGAATTAGAAGAAAGGATGAAATTAAAAATGTAAGTGAGGATATTGATAAAGATTATCAATATACCCGTGCTAATTTATATTCATTAATTGAAAAGGGACAAGAATCTCTTAATGGTATTATGGAACTTGCAGGTGAAAGTGCAAGTCCAAGAGCATATGAAGTTGCAGGGCAAATTATTAAATCAGTTGCTGATACAACTGATAAGTTGATGGATCTACAAAAGAAAGTTAAAGAAGTAGAGGCAGAAGATCATAAAACCACAAACAATGTCACTAATAATGCATTGTTTGTAGGATCAACTTCTGAATTATCTAAGATGCTAAAAGATGGTATTCTAAATAATAAGGATAAGGACTCCTAACATAAATGAAATTATCACTGCCCCTTAAAATTGAAGTACCACAAAATCCATTAAAATTTAAATTGGGTTTGATGTTCAGGGAAAACTTAGAACAAGATAGTGGGATGCTTTTTATTTTTGATGAAGTTGGTGAAAAATCATTTCATATGAGAAATACTACAATTCCTCTTGATATTGCATTTATTAATGAAGAAGGAATAATTGAAAGTATTAAAGAATTAAAACCTTTAGAGATAGATCCAGTTTGCTCTGATACAAATGTTCTTTATGCATTGGAAGTAAATAAAGGATGGTTTGCAGAAAACAATGTAAAAGTGGGTGATAAAATATTCGAATCTGATTTGGATATGAGAAAAAGAGAACTTCGTTTAAAGCAATTAGATCAACTTAAAAAGTGGAAACCTAATACTACTGCTATTCAAAAAGAAAGAGATAAAGAGCAGATGAAGAAGGAAATAAAACAAGAATTACAAGCACAAGAATCAGTTGATATTGAAAATTCTGATGGTCAAAAGTTTGCTGATATTACAGATATTATTGGACCAGCAAATATGCAACCTGTTGTATCAAATGGTTTATGGAAAGGTACAGAACAGATTATGGAACAAATGCCTGGAGAAGACAAAAATGGAGATAAGGAACAGGATCCTCAGAAACAGCAAGTTGATGCTAAACAAAAGAAAGCAGATCTAATAAAGAAACAAGTTTTACTTAAAAAATTACAGGCAGTAAGACAAGGTGGTGGTGAAAATATTGTTGCTTCATATGATTGGAAATCTGATAAAAGCATGAGAATCAATAAAGTTGCAGAGGGTTCTTTACATAAGTGGTTCAAAGGTTCTAAATCAAAAGATGGTAAACCTGGTTGGGTTAACGTCAAAACAGGTGGAACTTGTGCTAGTGATGAACCTGGAGAGGGAACACCTAAGTGCGTCTCATCATCTAAGAGAGCAAGCATGACTAAGGCAGAGAGAGATTCTGCATCAAGAAGAAAGAAAGCAGCCGATCCTGGTCAACAACAGAAATCTGGTGCAGCAAAACCAACTTATGTTGCTACTGATAAAAAGAAAAAGGTAAATGAGGATAAAGTACTCAAGACTATTGCAAAGGAATTAGATGGTGCAAGTAAAATGCACAAGGGTCAAGCAAAAAAAATAAGAAAACATATTAAGAGTATGAAAGAAGAGAAGAAACCAAAAAATTGTGGTTGTGGACAAGATCCTTGTATAACTTACGGTAAGAAGAAGGAAAAGGTGGATGAAGCATGTTGGAAAGGATATAAAGCATATGGTATGAAGAAGAAAGGTGGGAAGATGGTTCCTAATTGTAAACCTGTGGGTAGCGTAAAGAAAGAAGAA